AAAGATAGCCAAATCTTCTGGAGTTAATAGTTCCCTGATTTTTGTGGTAATATTCTTTGGCATAAGAAATTCCTCCTAAATCGTATACTTACAAAGTATTTATATTAATTTCCAAATAAGAGGAAAAATCAATTTAAATAACTCCGTAATTTTCATTATTATTTACTCGTAATCACAATATTCTTACATACTTAAAAGTATTTATATATTTTTTTATTTAAATGAATTTAAAAATGAATTTAAATACTCTAAAGTTGCGTTAGAAAATTCCTTACGATTATATTTATACTGGCGAGCTGCTTTATCCATATCCGATTTTAATTGTTGAACAGCACTTTCAACAATATCACCAGTACTAGATATGATAAATTCTTTATTCTCTAAAACACCTTCAACGAAAGCTGTAGGTGCTGAAGGGTCAGCAACAATATCTACGGTAATCAGTTTATAGTCATCTTTAACTTGGTTCCCATCAAGAGTACCAACACCACGAGTAGACATTCCTAATTGTACGTTATCATCAATAAGCACTTTAGCAATTTTACCCATAGGTGTATCTAAAAGTTTAGCGACACCATATCCAACATTACCATCCATAGCGAGTTCGGTAATAATATGCGAAATTCTATCCAAATTAATAGTAGGCTCTGGTGGATGGTCTAACTCACCCATCGACCTACGAGTTTTAATTTTGGTTTCATTGAAATCTTCAACTTCACGCTGAAGAGTTTCTTGCATATATTTCCGACCATTTCTATTCGTTACACCAGCTTCTAAAAAAGGACCTTTAAGGAAATAATTTTTACCTTTAATTTGTCCATCTTCTTCAGAAGTTTCTGTAATCATTTCGATATCATTAAATGATACGAATTCTCTAAGAAGTTTCATTATAATACCCCTACTTATTGATTATTTCGGACATATTAGAATTAAGAACATCAATAACTTCTTTTTTCTTATCTTCAATTTTACCGATTATTTTTTCAGCAGCACGTTTTTCTGTATATTTATTTAGTTCTGTCCAATTACTATCCAAAACTAATTTAATTATAGAATCCATAAAAATTCTCCTATCATAGTATTACTCATATTATTATTTATATATATTATTCACCAGCATCGAATTCGCCTGTTTCTCCTTCAGCAGCACCGAATTCTTCACCGCCACCTTCTTCTCCACCGAACTCTTCACCACCGCCGCCAAATTCACCAGCACCACCGCCACCGAATTCACCGCCTCCACCAAATTCGCCACCACCTTCTTCTCCGCCAAATTCACCTTCTTCGTTTCCTTCTTCACCGAAACCGACATCATGCATTGCTAATCTAGCAGCTTCTTTTTCTTTATCTAATAGATTTTTATTTTTATCATATTCATCATCAGACATAAGAAACCAATTTTTAAGGACAAATTCCATAGAGAACGGAGCATTATCATTTTCTTCTGGTTTATAGATATATGTTTCTATCGCACCAAGAATACCAAATCTAGCTTCAAGAATCTCTAATTCTTTATATTGTTTCCATAAATTAGTTTGTGTGAATTGTATTCTAAATAATTTTTCATCGATATATTTATCTTCAAATCCCTGTAATCTTAATTGGATAATAAATGTATCTAAAAATAATGACGCAAATCTCTTTTGTAATCTATTAACAAAACTAGAGAACTTTATTTCTTCTCTTGTTATTTCACCACTTTTTCCTGAAGTGTATACATCAGAAGCATCATCAGAAGGTCCACCCCATCTATTTCTAGGTATTTTTAAATTTTGATGTAATTTTTTCTCAAAATAATACACATCAGACATTTCTCCTAAATTTTGTCCACCTTCTAATGTATCTACAGATGTACCGTTACCATCAGAATCTTTAGCAAACCAAAAATCTTCAGTCATAGCCTGGAAATTCCTTGACGAATCCATAGCACCTGTTGATGGGTCGTAATAAACATTCTTACGATATCTTTGAACTAAACCCTGTATATATTGTTCTGCTCTTCCTTTTGGCATTTTACCAACACCAACGTTCCAAATACGTCTCTCTGGTGCACGAACAATACGATACACAACAACAGCATCTTCTAAATATTTTAATTGGTTATAAATACGTATATTAGATTCTAAAAATCCACGAACATCTAATTTATTCCTACCAGTAATACCATAGTGAATATATACAACCTGGTCTTTATCAAATCTAACTTCTTGATTTTCCGATGCAGTGTCTGCGGCTGTCTCGTTATTATATCCAGTACCATTATCACCACCAGATGTATTGTCAGCATTACCAGAAGCTCCGCCATCATTAACACCATATGCATAACTAGGTGTTTGTACAAAACCTATAATTTCGTTATCAATATATGCAGGAGACATTGTGTGTGGTGGTAATACTTTAAAGTCTATAATGTCGTCACCCTCATCAGAAACTATCAATTCAATATATAATTCTGAATCAACCAACCAACGTCTAAATAAATCCCATCCTGTTTCATGTAACACAAACACATCATTAATAATATATTCCCATATATCTTTTAATTGTTCTTCTATGTGTTCAGGAACTTCTTCTTTAATAATCAATTCAACATAATTACCAACAGAATCCTCTAACATTGCTTCATCAGTAATCATATCTAATCCATCATTAATATCTGGATAAAATGACATTTCTCTATATTTGAAAATACGTTGTGCTTTAGCTCTAAAATATTGGTCAAATTGAATACTAATTGACGACATGCCATATCCAGCATCATTCTGCCCCACACCATAATTCCAATACGATGCAAATCCAAAATCGAGTTCTTCCTGGGAATAACCCTGAGAATTAGTCTTTTGTTCTACCTCTTCACGACTATTTTTATCATTCATTCTTCCGAATCTAAAAAATTTTGCAAAAGGGTTATCACTCCCCATAATAGGTATATTCATCAAGTTCTCCGTTTAATTAAAATTCATTATCGAAATAATGGCTAACGTAATTATCAACATTTGTTTGTTTTGCTTTTTTAGATTTTTTCTTTTTCTCTCTTTGAGAAGTAGAACCAACCTTATCATAAAATCTCCATCCACCGTAATCACCACCATGTGATACAGAAGATGCATCTAATGCACCAGTAGAAATAGCACCATCACCCACAGGTGCATCTTCATCAACATCTAACGAATCAGACGTATCCAATTTATCCTGCTGATTATCATTATGAGATATATCTTTTTCTTTAGATTGTTTAAATTTCAATCTATCCATATCTCGTTCTATTTTTTGTATCTGTTCTTCTATTTCATTAGCACTGTCACGAAGTTTTGATATTTGGTCACGCAATTTAGTTCGTTTATCAAAAAGCGATTGTTTTTTAGAAGAAAGGGACATTAACTGCCTATTTGTTTGTTCGTCTGACATATAGCCCACCTAATATTTATTTATCATTACTTTAGCAACACGTTTCTCAATATTATCTATATATTTTACACGTTCCTTTAAAATAATATCTCTTATTTTTTCTACGACTTTTTTAATTTCTTTATCATCATCTGTGTTCATTATTTTCTTAATTTCGTGTGTTAATACAGATTTTAATTTTGTATGACTAGGAAAAGATTTGTCCATTTCTTTATCCAAATATGCAACTAATCTTCTACAAAATTCTTCATCTATATACATTTTGCCATTATTAAAATTAGAACCCGTAGTGTGTGTTTCAGAATCAGAATCAGAACGATTAAGTTTCACATTATTGATATTTAATTTACGCTCTTTATTTTTAAGCATACCTTTAACATCATTAAATAAATCTTCATACAACATTTCCATTATTATATTCTCCACTATGATTACTACATATACATATATTTATATATAATAAATTTACCAATTACCGAATGGGTCTTTGTTAGGTTGTTCTCCACTCTCTGGTTCATACAACACATCGTCTTTTTTAACATCTACTGTATTTTTAATATCAAATATATCATCTAATGATGTTATCTGTTCTATAGGTGTACCAGAAACACCAGGAGACGATTCAATATTTTCATTTTTCATTGGACGTATTGTTAATTCCCATACATGCTGACGAGATTGAAAATAATTACCAGAATCTTCTGCTACTTCGGTTATTTCATAAAAATAATTACTATAATCAGTTCTTATTATATCACCTATTTGTGGTGCTTTATATATTTGTGTGTTTGTTTTATCTATAGATGATGCCTCAAAATTACGTTTAGATATCCACACTCTAACTTCATCAGTGCCCTCTATACCAAATTTACTCCATATTTTATCTTCTTTAGGAATATCTAAATATCCCTGAACTTCAAAATTACGAATATATCGTCTATTATTATCTTCACCCCATATTTTATCATATGATGTATCGTATGATGTTATATAGTAATCAAGACACACTCCGAATTTATTATAATATTCATTTATTAACACACTAACAAGATTTCGTTCATTATCATATGTATTATCATCAAAATTGAAATATTCAGAAGGACCTCTATTAAAATGGTCAAAATTTCCCATACTATCACCTACCAATTACCGAATGGGTCTTTATTTGGTTGTTCACCACTCTCTGGCTCATACAATACATCATCTTTTTCGACATCTACTGTATTTTTAATATCGAACATATCATCAATTTCATAAAAACTGGAAATAGGTGATGCGGATAACGTAGGACTAACCGATATCGAATTTTCAATTTTAGCTCTTTTAACTATCAATTCCCATGCATATTTCTTTGCTAATAAAAATGAAGGTGTTTCTTCTTTAACTTCAACAACTTCATATAATATTTTATTATAATTAACTAAGATTAAATCTCCTATTTGTGGTATATAATCATTAGTAGCATATCTGAAATGTTCTTTTGACACCATTATAGAAAAGTCATTAATACCTTCTATACCGAATTTACTCCATACTTTATTTTCTTTAGGGTGTTCGAATTTACCCATAACAGACCATTCTTGTAATACATGTCTATCAGTATCTTCACCCCATATTCTATCTTTATTAACATCATACGATACATCATAATATGTGAGTTTAACACCGAATTTATTCCACGCTTCCATTATATGAAGAGCTGTTAATTCTCTATCTGGGTCATATTTATCAGAACAAATATTATCTATAGCATTATTATCTTTAACCGCAGGGTAATCAAGATAATTAATAGAACGTGAAAATTGTATATTATGTTCATTAGGTATTACAGAACCCAAATAGGAAATCTTGTGATTAATAACCATAACGAACCCTACTTTTTAATTAGTGCTATCACATTCATACATTTGTTTAGCACCCATAAGACCTTTATCGTCTATTTTGATTTTAAATTGAGCACCATCTTTAACAGTCTTATCTTCACCGAAATCGAATATATACACTAAATGATTATCTACATCTTCATCATATAATACCGCATATCGTGTAGGACCTAAAGTTCCTCCATGAACTGTCATACCAA